TCATCTGACTTAAACAGAGATATTGGTGTTATATTCCACTGGCATGATGGAAGTAATCCATTCAAGGCTGGTGTTTATTTCGATGATAGCACTGGTCGTATTGTTGCAGCGAAGAAAGTTTCTGAGTCTGCTGGAGTTCTTACTAATAATGAAGGTGCTGGATTTGAATCAGCAGAGTATTATGTAAGTGGATGTAGTGGAACTCAAAGAATCTTTGGTTGCAGCAGTGGAGAGATTGTTCTAGAGAACACAACAATCGATGCTGGAGCATTCTGATAAATAGGGGAAGAATGACTTCCCCATATGGATGAACAAGATTACAAAAATTTGATTGCAATTTATCAACAAAAAGCACAAGACTTCTTCAATCAGACGGTTGCTGCAGAAACCAGAGAAATGAAATATAAGCAGCAAGTAGAAGTTTATGCCAATAGAGTTACTGAACTTCAGAAACAGTTAAGTGCCGCAAATGAAGCAGTAAATTCTAGTAATGAATCTTCTCGTTCCTTGAAAGAACGTCTTTCTGAGGTAACAAAGAAATTAGAAGAAGAAAAAAATAAACCAGTTCCTACAAGGACAAGGAAAGTAAAAGCAAAAGATTTGGTTGCTGAAGAGTTCTGATAAATATCTAGAGCACCAGTATATACTGGTCATAGAATGACTTTATAGACGCATAAAAAATGGCAGATCCAAAGATTAAGTTTAAGAGGTCGGCTGTAGCCGGTAAAATTCCTACAGCCGCACAAGTTCCACTAGGAGAAATTGCTCTTAATACTTATGATGGTTTTTTATATGCGTCAAAAAGTATTGGTGCTGGAACAACAGTAATTGCTGTCAACCCATTTAGAGTGGGTTTAGGAACAAATAACTATAACACATTTTTTACTGCCGGTAATGTTGGTATAGGTTCCACATTACCATCATCAAAGTTAGATATTGTTGGTGATGTAAAACTCACTGGAGTTATCACTGCCACGACCTTTAGTGGTTCTGGTGCTTCCCTAACCAATCTTCCTGCAGCAAATCTCACAGGAACTTTACCAGCAATTAGTGGTGCCAACTTAACAAATTTAAATGGTTCTAATATATCATCCGGCACTGTTTCTGCTGCAAGAGTTGGTAATCTTCCTGCAAGTAAAATCACTACGGGAACATTTGATGTTGCTAGAATTCCTACTCTTAATCAGGATACAACTGGAACTGCTGCACTTGCAGAAGGTCTAACTGGTTCTCCAAATATAACCGTAAGTAATATAAATGTTGGTGGGATATCAACGTTTACAGATAAAGTTCATCTCCTTGATAACGATGTATTGCATTTTGGTGGGGCTGCGGGAGATGCTGGAGATTTACAGATATATCATGATGGATCTAATTCATATGTTAAGGACGCAGGAACGGGAGCATTACATTTATTATCAGGGAATACTGCAATTAAAAATGCAGCAGAGAATAAAACATCTGCAGTGTTCAATGTTGCCACTTCTGTAGATCTTTATCATAACAACTCCAAAAAATTTGAAACAACATCTACAGGTGCAAAGATAACTGGAGATCTTGTCGTTACTGGAGAAGTAATACCTTCTACAAGTGCTCCAGGAGTTACAACTACAACATCAACTTCCCAAACAGCATTAGATACTTTCTCACATTCAACATATACTAGTGCAGTTTACAATGTGCAGGCAACATCAGGATCTAATGTTCACCTGACAACTATCAACGTAATTCATGATGGATCTGATACATATTTGACAGAATTTGCCACATTAAAAACTGGTTCTTTATTAGCAACTTATACCACAGATATTAGTGGATCAAATCTAAGATTATTAGCAACTCCTGCATCTACAAATGCAACAATATTTTCTGTTAGTAGAACACTTATAAGGACTTCTGATTCAGATACGGTAACCACAACATCTACTTCAGCAACAACAATCAATCAATTTGCAACTACAAATTCTTCAGCAATTTACGTTGTTCAGGCAAAACAAGGAAGTAATGTTCATACAACAAAAATTCATTTGGTTCATGATGGTTCTACAGTATCGATGACAGAATTTGCAATAGTAAAAACTGGATCAAGTTTGGCATCTTATGATGCAGATATTTCGGGATCTAATGTTAGATTACGTACTACTTCAGCAAGTTCATCATCAACTACATATACCATCAGTAGAAATCTTTTATAATAAATAATAAAAGGAAAACTTTCTATTATGAAAAAGTATTGCAGACTTTGTAAAAAGAAAGAAACCAGAGAGCAGTGTAGCTATGGTCCAAAACTGTATGATAAGTACAGTGTAGACGACGCCACTGAAAAAGAAACTGCAGATGCAGCGGCAGAATCCGGTATTACTGAAAATGAAATTGAAAACTTTTCCCAAATCATTATTGAAAAGTCGAAAAGTGGTGATTCTTCTTTGCGTGACTGGTTTGGCAAGAGTCGCTCTAGTGATGGCAAGCCTGGTTGGGTTCAGTTGGGTGGCAAGTACGCAGGAAAACCATGCGCCAGACAACCAGGACAAACCACAAAACCAAAGTGTGGTTCAAGTAAGATGAAGCGTAACCTCAACAAAGATGAGGAAGAAGCAGCATTCAGACGCAAAAATCGTCAAGATCCAAATCCAGATAGAAAAGGGAAGGCAATCAACGTGAAAACAGAATCAAATCACATGAAAGATGCTCCTAGTATTAAGGATGCCAAACCAGTAAAGAAAACAAAAGTCAAGTACGATCCTCATATGAAGGTGATGGCACCTCAAATTGAGAAAGAGGATTGCTGGGATGGATATGAAAAGAAAGGTATGAAGACTATGTTTGGTAAGAGATATCCAAATTGCGTCAAGAAAAAGAAAACAAAGAAAGAAGAAGTAGAACTCATTCGGATTGAAGAAGAAGGAAAGAAAGATGCTTGTTACCATAAGGTAAAATCACGTTATTCTGTATGGCCTTCTGCTTATGCTTCTGGTGCATTAGTTAAGTGCCGCAAAGTTGGTGCTAAGAACTGGGGTAATAAAACTAAGAAAGAAGAAATTGAACTGACTGATGCATATGGCGATACATTTGCAGTAATAACTAACCTGATTGAACCAGAACCAATTGAGGTTGTTAAATCTGCTTCAGAATATGATACTTATGAACTTGAAGAAGCAACTAGAGTAAATGCGGAAACTGGCAACCTCATTCACGTAATTTTAACGTGGAAAGGAAAAACTTATGGAATGAAAATGTTCTTCCCTCAGGTTAAGATGCCTAAGAGATCTGAAGTTCAGGCAGAACTTGAAAAGGTATATCCTGGTTGTAGAGTTATGTATTTCAGAATTGTTGAAAAGCAACCTGGTGAAACTTTCTTATATGTTTCTGAGGGTGCTGCTTGGACAAAAAAGTCGGGTAAGAACCCTGAGGGGGGTCTCAATGAAAAAGGACGTAAGTCCTATGAAAGAGAGAACCCTGGTTCTGACCTTAAAGCACCCTCAAAAAAAGTTGGAAATAAGAGAAGAGCATCATTCTGTGCAAGAATGAAGGGTATGAAAAAGAAGTTAACTAGTAGTAAGACTGCTAACGATCCAGATAGCAGAATCAATAAGTCCCTTAGAGCTTGGAATTGCTGATATGTTAGTAATAAAACTTTTAGGAGAATCTGTACAAATAAATGCTGGTTCTGGAAGTTCAGTTCCAGCATCAGAAACATATGGTAGTGTTGGTGCAGAATATGTAATGGTTCAACATAGTCATTCGTCGGATCGTGTTGTTGAAGTAAGAACGGGTGCTGGAGTCACATATGGAAGTATGCATGTGACTAGTAATGATCCCATTATTATTCAGAAAGCAAGAACAGACCTTGTGTATTCGTCTGCAAATGATGTATATGCAACGTCAATAGTATATCAAGGATAATTTTTTTATTATGAGTGAAATTTATCTTGGTAATCCTAATCTAAAAAAAGCAAATACTTCAATTGAGTTTACTCAGGAGCAGGTTGAAGAGTTTATTAAATGTAAACAGAACCCGGTTTACTTTACTAAAAACTATGTAAAGATCGTTACTCTGGATGCAGGTCTTCAACCTTTCATCCCTTATGACTTTCAGGAGAAGTTAATCAATAACTTCCACAACAACAGATTTAATATCTGTAAGATGCCCCGACAGACTGGTAAGTCTACAACTGTGGTATCTTTTTTATTACACTATGCAGTATTTAATGATAGTGTTAATATTGGTATTCTAGCAAACAAAGCAGCAACTGCTAGAGAACTCTTAGGGAGATTACAGACTGCATATGAAAACTTACCTAAGTGGATGCAGCAAGGTATAATAGCATGGAATAGAGGTTCATTGGAGTTAGAAAATGGCAGCAAAATATTGGCAGCTTCTACATCTGCAAGTGCTGTCCGAGGTATGTCATTTAACATCCTCTTTCTCGACGAATTCGCGTTCGTCCCAAATCACATTGCTGATTCGTTCTTTGCCTCTGTTTATCCTACTATTACTTCTGGTAAAAGCACGAAGGTAATTATTGTTTCAACGCCTCATGGTATGAATCATTTCTACCGTATGTGGCACGATGCAGAGCGACAGAAAAATGAATATTTACCTACAGATGTTCATTGGTCAGAAGTTCCAGGTAGAGATGCAAAGTGGAAATCTCAAACCATTGCTAACACATCAGAACAACAGTTCAAGGTTGAGTTTGAATGCGAATTCTTAGGTTCTGTTGATACCCTGATTGCTCCAAGTAAATTAAGGAGCATGGTATATGAATCTCCACTCAAACAAAATGCTGGATTAGACATTTATGAACCTTCAAAGGAGAACCACGATTACGTAATGACTGTTGACGTTGCTAGAGGAGTTGGAGAAGATTACTCTGCATTTGTTTGTGTAGATATTACAGAGTTCCCTCATAGAGTGGTTGCTAAGTATCGGAACAATGACATCAAACCGATGCTATTTCCCAATATCATCTATGAAGTGGCAAAAAATTATAATAGTGCCTTTATACTATGTGAGGTCAATGACATTGGCGATCAGGTGGCATCTATCCTACAATATGACCTTGAGTATCAAAACCTACTAATGTGCTCTATGAGGGGCAGAGCAGGTCAGATTGTAGGTCAGGGATTTTCCGGTAAGAAAACACAGTTAGGCGTGAAAATGTCCAAGACTGTAAAGAAGGTTGGGTCACTTAATCTTAAAACTTTGATCGAAGAGGATAAGTTAATTTTTAACGATTATGAGATTATTTCAGAATTAACTACGTTTATCTCAAAGCACAATTCATTTGAAGCAGAAGAAGGTTGCAATGATGACCTTGCTATGTGTCTGGTTATCTATGCTTGGTTAGTCCAGATGGACTACTTTAAAGAATTAACTGAACAGGATGTTCGTAAAAGATTATATGAAGAACAGAAGAATCAGATAGAACAAGATATGGCACCATTCGGTTTCATGGACGATGGTATGGGAGATGACAGTTTTACTGATAATGATGGAGATAGATGGTTTAAAGCTGATGAGTATGGTGATACCGCAGGTGGTATGGACTATATGTGGAGATATTAATGGAATTTGATAAGCAGATAAAACTAGGTCATTTACTTTTTACCGATAGAAAATGTAGGGTTTGTGGAGAAACAAAAAATCTAATAGAAGGATTTTATAGGACGAGAAAAAATAGAGGACCAGTAGCATCTTCATACTCTTATGAGTGTAAGGATTGCACAATAAAAAGAATTACTGAGAAGAGGAAAGAAGAATACAACCCAGTTCCTAGGATAAAAGATGTATATCCAGACTGGTAATTCACGTCAGGTTTCCCCACTGAAAATATTCATTTTGATAAATATTTTCAGATAAACATGAGATTACGGAGAAAAACATGGCGACTCCTCAATTATCTCCAGGCGTACTCGTCAGAGAAGTTGACTTAACCAAAGGTAGAGTTGATAATGTTTTAGATAATATTGGAGCAATTGCGGGTCCATTCGCAATCGGTCCCGTGAACGAACCTATTCAGGTTGACAGTGAGCAAGCACTTATCGATGTATTCGGTAAGCCACAAGCAAGTGGTAACCAGTATGAGTACTGGATGTCTGCTTCTTCATACCTTTCCTACGGCGGCGTTCTCAAGGTAGTAAGAGCATCTGGATCCACCCTCATTAATGCTAACGCAGGTGTTGGTATTGCTGCTACTACGTCACTCTTAATTGAGAACTACGACGATTATTCGGAGAACCACGATACAGCAACAGATTTTACTTGGGCTGCTAGAAACCCCGGTACTTGGGCAGATGACCTGAAGGTTTGTGTCATCGACAATTTTGCAGACCAAACAATAGGTATTACCACAACTAACCCTGGCGCAATGGGTGCTGAAGTTGGTCTTGGTGTTACTGCATCTCTTTCTGGTGTAGTTGTTCCTGGTTTAGGAACAACTTCTTCCTTCACTGGATATCTGAAGGGAATCATTACTGGAGTTACTACTTCTACAACTGGTGCTAGCACCATCGACGTTAAGGTTGTTTCTCGCGTTCATACCGTGGGTGGCGGTGCAACAGAAACTAAGATTGCATATCAAGAAGGAACTTCTTATGCATCTTTCGATACCTCAGACACTCTGACTTTCGTCAACGCTGTTGGTGTTGATACTGGTTCTTCTGCTACCAGTGCAGTTCCAGTTGCCACTGCCAAAGACTGGTATGATGAGCAGACTCTTGGACTCACAAACTCAACAGTTTACTGGAAGTCCATTGCTCCTAGACCTACAGCAAACAACTTTGTAACTACAAGAAATGGTTATAATGATGGTATCCACATTGTAGTTGTTGATGATAAGGGTTCTGTAACAGGAATTCAGGGTAACATCCTTGAGAAGCATGTCGGTCTATCTAAGGCATCTGACACAATCTCTGCAGTCAACTCTCCTCTGAAAGTTTACTATAAGGATTATATTGCAGATTTCTCTGCCAATGTATTCGCAGGTAAGAGTCCATCAGCAGCAGCAGATACTTATCATGGAACTTCTCCTGTTGCAACAGGTTTCAGTGCTTACACTGGTGTTAAGTCTGCTTCTTTCACTGCAATCTCAACCGGCGACGGAACTTGGGGACAAGCAGCACAGGGAGTAACATTCTCTGCAATTGGTAACGTATCTTACACTCTTTCTGGAGGTAAGAACTACGGCAATGCCGGAGCAACTGATGAGTTTAAAGCAACTCTTGGTAACCTCCAAACTGCATATTCATACTTATCAAATAAGGATGAAGTAGAAGTTGATTATCTGATCATGGGTCCCGGATGCACTGAAAAAGCAGAATCGCAGGCAAAGGCAAACTATCTTATTTCTCTGGCAGAACAAAGAAAAGATTGCATGGCACTGATCGGTCCTCATAGAGCAGATTTGGTTGGACAGTCAAATACAACAACTCAAACAAATAACCTGATTGAGTATTTTACTCCTCTGACTTCTTCTTCATACGCAGTATTTGATAGTGGTTATAAGTATCAATACGACCGCTTTAATAATAAGTTCCGCTATCTGCCTTGTAACGCTGATGTTGCTGGTATGATGACTCGCACAAATATTGTTGCATTCCCATGGTTCTCACCTGCAGGTCAGGCAAGAGGTACATTGAATAATGCAATCAAACTTGCATACAATCCATCTAAGGCACAGAGAGATAAACTGTACCCTAACAGAATTAATTCTTTCGTGACTCAGGCTGGAGCAGGAACATATCTCTTCGGAGATAAAACTGCACTATCTTATGCATCTGCGTTTGATAGAATTAATGTTCGCCGTTTGTTCCTTACAATTGAGCAAGCACTGGAGAGTGCAGCAAATGCACAACTCTTCGAACTCAATGATGAGTTAACAAGAGCAAACTTCAGAAACATTGTTGAACCATATCTCCGTGATGTTGAAGCGAAGAGAGGTCTTTTTGGATTCCTCGTTGTTTGTGATGAGACCAACAACACTCCTGATATTATTGATAATAATGAGTTTAGAGCAGATATCTATCTGAAACCTGCCAAGTCTATTAACTACATCACTCTGACCTTTGTTGCTACACGCACGGGCGTCAGTTTTGAAGAAGTAGCAGGTAGAGTTTGATTTATTCTTATCATAAATACCTAAAGGAGGAGTAAAACAATGGCTACAAGAGCAAACAAAAATCTTTCAGCATTTAAATCAAAACTGATTGGCGGCGGCGCACGCCCCAATCTGTTCGAGGTTGAGTTAACCACATTCCCCGATGCTATCAAAAAACAGTGGGATGCTGATACGTTCCAGTTCATGTGTAAGTCGGCAGCACTCCCTGCTTCCAACATTGCACAAATCGATGTCCCCTTCAGAGGACGCATCTTCAAAGTTGCTGGTGACAGAACCGTTGATACCTGGACTGTAACAGTTATCAATGATGAGAATTTCAATCTCAGATATGGGTTTGAGGCATGGGTAGAGCACATGGCGAAACTTTCCAATAACATTGGTACAACAAACCCAGCATCTTACATGACGAATGCTACCGTCTATCAACTTGGTAGAGGAAATACAGCATCTAGTAAGAATAACTCAGGTGATGCAAATATTATACTTGCACAGTATAATTTCATTGATATTTTCCCAACTAATGTTTCTCAGATTGACTTGTCATATGACAATAGCGATCAGATTGAAGAGTTTACTGTAGAATTCCAGGTCAATTCTTGGAGTAGAGGAACACTGGTTACAGCAGATACTAACACTGAAGAAGAAGGAGAAGAGTGATATCTGAGGTTTAGTCCTTTCATAAATATATTGAAAGGACTAAACTATAAATCATTATGTCGTCAAAGTTATTTGGATTCTCTATTGAGAATTCTGAACCACTATCGCAGAGTGCCGTATCACCCGTTCCTCCTAACAATGAAGATTCGGTTGATCACTATGCGACTAGTGGTTTTTTTGGCAGTTACGTAGACCTTGAAGGTGTATTCAGAAGTGAGTTTGATTTAATTAAACGATATCGTGAGATGTCTCTTCACCCAGAAGTTGATAGTGCTATTGAAGATATTGTAAATGAAGCAATTGTTTCCGACACAAATGATAGTCCTGTAGAAATTGAACTTTCAAATCTTAATGCTAGTGACGGTATTAAGACAAAGATTAGAAAAGAGTTTAAATATATTCTAGATCTTTTAGACTTTGATAAAAAGTCGCACGAAATTTATAGGAATTGGTATATTGATGGTCGTATTTACTATCATAAAATTATTGATTTGAAGAATCCCCAAGAAGGAATTAAAGAATTGAGATATATTGACGCAATGAAAATGCGTTATATTCGTCAACAAAAGAAGAAACCAGGAGAAACACAAAATCTGAATAACCAACTCAGAGGGTTGAAAGATCCTATGGAGTATGATTTTCCTGAGATTGAAGAGTTCTTCATCTATAATCCAAAAGCAGGAAATTCAGCAGGGACTACTTCAGCAACTCAGAGTGGAGGAAGTCAAGGAATTAAAATGGCAAAAGATGCCATCACTTACTGTACTTCTGGTCTCGTAGATAGAAATAAGGGTATTACACTTTCATATCTTCACAAGGCAATTAAAGCACTTAATCAACTTCGAATGATTGAGGATTCTCTGGTCATCTATCGCTTAAGCAGAGCACCAGAACGTAGAATTTTTTACATTGATGTTGGCAATCTTCCAAAGGTTAAGGCAGAACAATATCTGCGTGATGTTATGAATCGTTATCGTAACAAATTAGTATATGATGCAAACACTGGAGAAGTTCGTGATGACAAAAAATACATGTCTATGCTTGAGGACTTCTGGCTCCCTAGAAGGGAAGGTGGACGTGGAACTGAAATTTCTACTCTGCCTGGTGGTCAAAACTTGGGAGAGATCACTGATATTGAATACTTTAAGAAAAAACTTTACAGGGCCCTTAATGTTCCGCCGTCGCGTATGGACGGAGAAGGTGGATTTAATTTGGGTAGATCATCTGAAATCCTTAGGGACGAATTAAAATTCACAAAATTTGTTGGACGTTTGAGAAAGAGATTCTCAAATATGTTTAGTGATATGCTTAAGACTCAACTTATTCTTAAGAATATTGTAACTCCAGAAGACTGGGAAAAAATGAGTGAGCACATTCAATATGATTTCTTATATGATAACCATTTCTCAGAATTAAAAGATGCTGAGTTAATGAATGAGAGATTGTCTCTTCTTCAGTCAGCAGAACCATATGTTGGCAAGTACTATTCTCAGGATTATGTACGTCGTCAGATTCTGCGTCAAACAGATATGGAAATTATTGAGCAGGACAAATTGATTGATAAAGAAATTAAAGCAGGTATTATACCCGATCCTGCAGCAATTGATCCTGCGACTGGGTTATCATTTGCAAATGAAGATCCGGCAGTTGGACAAAACATTTCTGCGCCAGTAGAACCAGAAATTGATGGTAGTGCAACTGAAGCACCAGAACTTCCAAAGGAAGGGGAAATATAGTATAAATACTGGTAGTATATCATACTTATTATAAATGGAAGAACTACTAGATATGATGGTTGCTGATGAGTCACCTTCCCAAATCAGTGATACCATTAAAGATTTGCTGTATGTAAAGACAGCAGCAAGAGTCGATGCTTTTAGACCTGTAGTTGCTGGTTCTACTTTTGGAGAACCTGATACTGAAATCGAAGCAGAAATGGAGACCGAAGAGGAATCTACTGAGGAAGAAGAGTGATTTATAAATAAAATATAACAGTCATATAAAAATGTCTAGAACATTACTTACTGGATCTGGTGCTGAGGTTTCACTGAATAGTGCAACCACTCTTGGCAATGCTACGGTTGTTAGAGTTATTAATCTGTCAGGTACAGATGCAACAGTTAGTGTTGCAAAAAGCACTACGGTTGGTTATGCAAATACTGCAACTGTAACTCTGCCAGATGATCGAGTTGAATTTTTTGAGAAAGGTCCAAACGATATTATTTCTGCATCATCAGGAGATGTTAAAGGGTTTAAAGTAGGATTCACCAATTAAAAAAATGAAACTTATCAGAGAAGAAATCGAATCAGTAAAGTTCTTGGTCGAAACTACCAAGAGTGGTAAGAAGTCTCTTTATATTGAGGGGGTTTTCCTTCAAGGAGAGATCAAAAACCGTAATGGTCGTATGTATCCTATGGAAACTCTGAGAAGAGAGGTTACTCGTTATAACGAAAGCAACATCGTTTCTGGTAGAGCACTTGGTGAATTGGGTCATCCTGATGGTCCTACTGTAAATCTTGACCGTGTTTCTCACAAGATCGTTTCTCTAAAAGAGAGTGGTTCAAATTTCATCGGTAAAGCAAAAATTCTTAGCACCCCTATGGGCAAGATTGCTGCTTCACTGATTGATGAAGGTGTAAAACTTGGCGTTTCTTCTCGCGGTATTGGTTCACTCAAAACAACAAGAGAGGGAGCTAATATTGTTGGTGACGATTTTATGTTAGCAACTGCTGCTGATATCGTTGCTGATCCTTCTGCTCTGGATGCATTTGTTGAAGGTATTATGGAAGGAAAAGATTGGGTTTGGGAAGGAGGAATCCTTCGTGAAAGACAAGCAGAAATGACAAAAAAAAGAATTAATACACTTGTCGATACAAAACAATTAGAAGAGAATAAGTTATTTTTATTTGATCAATTCCTTTCTAATTTATAAATTTATAAATAAATATAGATTAAAATCAGAGGTAATCGGAGAGTTCAAATGTCTCGTGGAAAATCACTACAAGAAATGGAAGTAAAGACACAGCAATCCCGTACTGCAGTTAACGCTGGTGCGAAGGCTGGAGATCCTATGCCAACCATGGCAGATCCAGGAACCCAATTGGGTGCAGTCGAAGATCTGGGTGGACCCACCCCAGAAAATTACAAGTCTGATGACGATTCAGCAAAACTGAAAACTCCAGGCGGAACCCTTAAGCAAGTTAAGGATGTAATTACAAAGAGTGCAGGGAAAGCAGACCCAATGCCAACTATGAAAAAGGAGGAAGAAGAACTCTCCACCGAAGATGTAATCGAAGAAGAAGAAGTTACTACTGATGAAGTAGTTGATGAGGAAGAAGTAGTTACTGAAGAAGAAACTACTGAAGAAACCGTAGTTGAGTATGACATGGAAGAAGATGTCAATGCTCTGCTCGGTGGCGAAGAACTCTCCGAGGACTTCAAAGATAAAGCAAAAATTATCTTTGAAACTGCAATCTCTGCAAAGGTTGCTGAAATCAAAGAGGCAATCGAAGCTCAGTACGAAGAGGAGTTCGTTGCTGCTCTTAATGAAGAGAAGGAAGCAC